TCACAATTATATGATAATAAAATTCCTTCACTTGACCAAGCTATTGGAAGAAAAAATGAATTAGTATGTGATAAAGTTGATAAGGACCATATTACATCGAGTATTTGGAAAAAATGTTTCCCAAAAAATTTTATTGAAACTGAGTATAGTAAATATAACTTTTGTACATTTAATTTTATAAGTGACCTTATAGAGAGAAAAACTAAAAAAAAATTGTCTGCTAATCACATTAAGAATGAATTATATAATGAATATAAAAAATATCTTGAAAACTATAAAGATAAAATTGTAGATATTTTAATTATTGAGGGTAAGAAAACATTAGGCGACCAAGTTCGTGCTGACACACTATCATTTTCTAGTTTTATTTATACTGATAGTTATTTTTTGACAACATTTGATTTATGGTTACTTGTCAATAAATATGAAATCCCAACCATATTTATTTGTCAAAAATTTATATTACAAACTAAATATGAAAAACATTTATTTGTTGGTTATGGTGATGAGAATGATAATTTTGCTTTTATTGTTTTGCCTGGATTTAGACCAGAAAATGTTCCTAACTTTAAAATTATAAAATCTGATAAAGGTGATGTTTTTATTTCTCTTAAAGAAATAAGTGAAGAATGTATTGAAAGTATTGAAGAATCTATAAGAAATAAAATAGATATTGAAGATTATCTTAATAAATTTACACTACCACCTAAAACTAAATATGAAAAGAAAAAACCTTTATTAATTGAGACTAATAGTCAAGACAATGAAATGAAACCTAACAAAACTAAAATAATACTTGAAGAAACTGCTCCAGTTTCAATAGAGCAACCAATTATAAATAATGCAAAGCCATCAAGAAAAGTTAGAATTAGGGGTGAACCAAAAAATAAAACAAAAAGAACATATAAAAAACGTAAATTATTAATAGCTGATAGTTCATCAAGAGAATAAATTTAACTTATAGAATCATTTTCATCATATTCGTCTTCGTGTTCATCTTCATCTTCGTCTTCGTGTTCATCTTCATCTTCATCTTCATCTTCATCTTCATCTTCATCTTCATCTTCATCTTCATCTTCATCTTCATCTTCATGTTCTTTTTCATCCTCTTCTTCATCCTCATTTTCTTTAGGTTCATCATTTTCATTATTATCTTCATTTAAATTTGTGTTTGGTAATTGTAATGGTGTATGTATTTCTAAATTTGAGTGAAAACTAAAAATTAATGGGAATTCAATTTCTGTTTCTTGTTCACTTTCTTGTTCACTTTCTTGTTCTTCAAATTCATACGAATCATATTTATATGATAAATGATTAGTCATGAAAGTTTCAATTTCATATGTATTAAATTTTTTATGTTTCATATCAAATTCAATATGCGATTTAACTTTTTTTATTTTACCATTTTTAATAATATCTTTAAGTCTGATAGTTTTTCTACCAAATTGTGGATTAAAGCACTGAAACTCGCGCAGTTTTGTATGTAATTTTTTTTTAGCTTCTATTTTATTTTTCCGAACTAAAGAATAATTAGATACTAAATATAAATATAAATATGGTTTCATAATTTTAATAAGGTTATTTTCAGGAAATTCATCATCAATTTTAATTTTGTGATGTTGTTTTGAAAAATTACTATTAAATGAATTAATTATTATTTTAATATCATCTAAAATAGTTTTTTTTGTAGAATTATTTAAATAATTTTTGAAACTATATTCTCTCAAAATATATTCATAATTATTAACAAACTTAGTCATGTTAAAATTACATCCTTTAAATTTAAGAAATACATCAATATATTCAGGTTTTATAAACATAATTTTGGCATTTAAAACTAAATATGTATAAATAAAATATAAAATGGATTTGCCAAATGGAATATTATTATAAGGATTTTTAATAGAAATAGGTTCAGAAAAGAATGAAAAATTATTAGTTAATGACATATAAATAATCTTGAGTAGTTCTTCAATTTTGAATAAATATTTTGAATTAATGTGATATATACATATAACATTAAATTCGTTTTCTTTAATTTTGTTAAGCTGTAAATCATTGTCAACAATTAATTTAGATTTTTTATATTTATATAAATAGACAAATCTATTCAGAGTATGATATATAGTTTGTATTTTACAAAATAAACCAAAAAACTCTTCTTTTTCATTTAGTTTTTTTGAAAAATAAAAATTATTCATTGTTTCTTCGATAAAGCAAAACTTATTTTTATAATTTTTAAATACAGGACTATCAAAGATACCAAAAAAAATTTTATGTATTCCTGGTATTTTATCAGAGTTGTCATATTTAAATGAAAAAATATTGTTATCTAAATTTACTACTTTATTTATAATTTTATTGAAAGTCGACATTTATTAATGAATAATATAATTATTTATATTTATATTATTAAAATTAAATATTTAAAATCCAGGATTATAAGAATTATCCTTACCCATATCTTCGCCTTTAATTGTAATGACATTATTTTGTATAGCAATTTTATTTGGTCCACAAGGGTCATCAGGGTTTTCCACAGCTCCAAAGAATTTCTCAATTTCTTCATTAGTGTCGATATATTTATACTCATTAGCTGCTTCGAGTTTTTGCATCTCATCAATATCTAAAACAACTTGAAATGCTGCTGTTCCAAAATGTCCTTCTTGACCACACATAACATTAGCAGATACACCCCTTAAAGTATCAAGTTCGGCATGTCTAGCAGCTTTTAAGAACATTTCAGGTGTTTCTTCAAATGAAGCTTTAGCAATTGGTCCAATATTATCATTATTAATTCCATGTCTGAATATTGATATCAATTTATGAGTAAAAGTCATTCTATCAACAAGAACACTATAGTTATGATAATTGATATAAGTTCCATCAAATTCTACAACTTCAACCAACTCGTTATAAATAGCCTGTCTAGCAGCTTCAATTCCAAGAACATTATATATTTCTACGATATCATTACTTAATGTTCTTGTATTATCAATGTAATCAAGACCAAGAACATCTAATAAATTTGTTCCAATAGTATCAAGAACCCAAATGTCTTGTTTTTTATATAGACCATTAATTTCTACAACATTATCTAAAACTTTTCTAAGAATTACTTTATTAATCCCTTGAATACCTCTTAATACTACTTTTTGTAGAAGTTGGTCTTGGAAATTTTTTAAAATATAAATTTGGTCAGATTGGTCAAGAGGATTAATTTTAGTTTTCTTTTGTCCACTTCTATTATTTCCAGATTTTAAAATATCATTCATTCTAATTCTAAATATTAGCTTATCTGAATTGAAATCAGAATAAACACAATTAATTTGGTCTTCGTAACAAGTTTTTAATGTAAAATTAATATCATCCATAGTGATATTTTTTTCAAGCATAACTTCAGGATCCATAATCATTCTAACAATCCATTTAGATTTTTCATTTTCATCAGACGATAAACTAACTTCATTACATTCATCAACTAAATTTTCAAATGCCTTATATTGTTCAATACAATCTTTATCCTCATCAATTAATGTATTTAAATCGTCAGGGTCAAAACAGATTTCAGTTGATTTAACAACTTCTTCTAATCTAGTATGCTCAAGCATATACATAATTGTGCGAGCTTTATCCTTTTGTCTTTCATCTTCAGGCTTTAAGTAAACACTTAAAGATGGGTTTTTAATTTCACTAGATAAAGATAGAATTTCTTCGATTCTTGGAACACCACGAGTTACATTAGATTTGGAAGCGACACCAGCAAAATGGAAAGTGTTTAAAGTCATCTGAGTAGAGACTTCACCAAGACTTTGGCCAGCAATCATACCAACCATTTCACCGGGAGCAACAATTGATTTTTTATAACTAAGAACAATTGTATCAAGTAATAATATTAATGAATTTTGATTAAATCTCTTAACTACCAAAAGTTCTTTTGGAGACAAATAATAGAAGAACAATGTCTTAAATAATTCAGTTGGTGGACAATAATAATTTTTATTTAATTTATCAAAGTAAGACTCAATAATATTATAGGCTTCAAGTGGTGTAATATCTACTAATGATGACGATGTTATTCCACATTGTCCTTGAATTGTATTTATAATATAATTAAAGGCTACTGGACAACATACAACCTTATCACCTTTATTTTTAAACACATTCTTAACTATAATTGTTCTAATATTAATCATTTGGCTTACTAACTCACTCATTTTAGTAGCAAATTCAACTTGCTGCTTCTTAAGTCTAGTCATTGTATTTTTGAGGAAAATATTACTCAATGTTTTTACCTTACCAGATTCCTCAGGAATCAAATAATGATTATATATATCTTGCGTGCTCATTTCAACAATAGGCATATCTTGGTCTTCAACCTTTGTAGTATCAATACCATCATCACCATAATGGAACTGAACGATTTTATTCTTATTAGTTCTGATAGTCATATCATAATTAACCATTAAGTCTTCCAACGCTTTAATAAGTCTTCTTTGAATATAACCAGTTGTAGAAGTTTTAACAGCAGTATCAATAAGACCAACCCGACCACCCATAGCGTGCATGAATAGTTCTTGTGGTGTTAAACCATTGATATAGGAACTTTCAACAAAACCACGAGCACTTGGCGAATCGTCATATTTAGTGAAGTGGGGTAAAGTTCTATGTTCAAAACCATAAGGAATACGTTTGCCATCAACATTTTGTTGTCCAAGACAAGAAATCATAAATGATATATTTAAGTCAGAACCTTTAGAACCTGCTTTAACCATTTCAACAAACCTATTACCCTCAGATAAATTTTTTAATCCTATCTTACCAGCCTCTGCAGTAGCTTGATTTAAAATACTATTAACTTGAGTTTCAAATTCTTCTTCATTGGTTTTACCAGTATTATTTTCAAATACACCTAATTGAACTTGGTCAATCAAATTTTTTACATCATTCTTTTTATTTGTAATAACCTTTACTATTTCTTCATTAGTGCTTTGATTTGAAATTAAATCACTAATTCCAACACTAAAACCGGCATTTTTCATATATTCAGTTACAATATTTTGTAGGTCATCAATAAATTTAGATGATGCCATATTACCAAAATCATTACAAACTCTTTGTAAAAGACCTCTTGATCTTCCTCCTAGTACGCCTTTATCCATTTGACCTTTAATATATTTTCCATTCTTAATCTCAATCTTATTCTTAATTGATAATGGCGGTAAAATTTGACTTAAAATATCATAGTTAGTAATTCCTCCTTCTTTTTGAATATCTTTCGAAAGTTCAATTTCATTAACTCCATTAAACATCATTAGTAAATTCATTGCTTGTCTAGGAGTAAATTTAATTCCTTCTTTGGAAAACAAATAAGAACCAAGCATAGAATCTTGATAAATACCAATGATTGAAGCATTATTGGCTGGACTAATGATTTGATAAGGGACAGCTGCTAGATTTTTAAGTTCAGCTTCTGATTCTGGGTCTTGTGGCATGTGAAGATTCATTTCATCTCCATCGAAATCCGCATTGTAAGGCTTTGTATCTGCTACGTTCATTCTAAAAGTATCACCTCGTTTCATAATTCTAGCAATGTGACACATCATACTCATTCTATGAAGTGTTGGTTGACGATTAAATAGGATAGCATCTCCATCCATCATGTGACGATGAACAATGTCTCCTTCTTCTAATACAATAGAATTTCTGTCAAGATAATATTTTAATGTGATTGACTCACCATTACGCTTCTCCAACATTTTCGCACCAGGCCATACTTCTGGACCATTTCTAACCAATTTTGTAAGATAGTTTTTATTAATTTTATTAACATAAACTGGTTTTGTAATATTTTTAGCAACCTTCATAGGGATACCTAATTCTCGAATGGAAATATTTGGGTCTGCTGTAATAACCGAACGTGCACTAAAATCTACACGTTTTGCCATAAGATTTCCTCTCATTCTTCCACCTTTTCCATTCAGACGATCTTTAATTGATTTTAGAGGTCTTCCAGAACGTTGTGCTACTGGAGCAGCACCAGGAATTTTATTATCTACCTGAGTTGCTACATAATATTGTAATACTGTCGACCAATCGTCAATAACATTTGATGGAGCATTATTTTGAATTTTCTCTTGAAGGGTTTTATTAGTTTTTATAATATTTACTAAGATATGACTTAAATCATCTTCAGATCTTTGTTGTGAGTCGTGTTTAACTGAGGGTCTTACTGCTGGTGGAGGAACATACATCACCTGACAAATCATCCAGTCAGGTCTTGAATATACTGGACTAAAACCCATAAAGGTAACATCTTCATCTGAAATTCTCTTAAATATTTTTAAAATCATTTCTGGTGTAATTCTAACAACCATTGGCTCAGAATTAGCGTCTTCTGACTTCCATTCAGCATAAATTGTTGCTAAGCCCTCTTTTCTAATTTTATGTGGTTGAAGACATCCACAACCATCTTCTGTATCTTCACCACATCTTCTAATTTTACTTGCTAATGAAAATACATACTTCCATCGTGAATCTCCTTGAACCTTTAAAGCTTGTTTATATTTTTCTTTACTAATAAGAAGTTTACTACATTTGAAACAAATACAACGCATTATCTTTTGAATTGTATTTAAATATTGAATATAAAATACTGGTCTTGCTAGTTCAATATGACCAGCATAACCCGGA